TATAATAATGGTAAATTAAATCCGTTTATTATGCCATTTGCATGGAAATTAACTGAATTACATGTATCTGTTGGTCATTGTGCAGTTGCTCAATCTACAGCAGCAGCTAACCCAACTATGAGAATCGAATTTTTCTCTCATACAGGAACCAGTAGAACCTCATTAGGCTCAATTGATGTTCCTCTCAATGGAGCAAACTGTGGCGTATTTAATAATTTAGGATCTGATAATTTTCAGACGGCATCTGTAACGAATATAACAACTATATCAGGCAGTTTACGAGATTTAATAGGATGGCAATTCACTAACAGAGGAGCCAGTAATGATCAAATAAATGCGATAGCGCAATCAACTTTAAAAATAAAAATTGAGAAGGTATAAAAATACGTATGAGTAAAATATTATTCAATCGAATTCAAAATATAAGCGAAAATTCTATTACAGTTGCTGGTGATACAGTTACAACGGGATCATTTTTATATGTTTGCAAAAATCCAAAATATTTTGCTAATTATATGAGTGATCTAACTAGCTTATATACACAGGGACTTATAAGTATTTATGATAATGCTAATAGCACAATCACATCAAATAATGTATGGGATAGTATAGATTATAACGTTCAAATTTCCAATAATCCAACTGTGGATACAACAAACAATCCAGTTGTTATATCGGTAGATACTACATTAAATGGATATGAAAACGGTATTATTTGCGTCCCAAATAAAACATTGGAAATAACATTACCTGCAATAAATACATTAACATCATATAAAGCAACCACAATAAAAAACGCTTCAAGTTATCCAGTTAATATAAATACATCAGGAAGCGACACATTTGACGGAACTGCTACTATACTAACATTAAATCCATTTGATGCAACAACAATAATACCAAATGCTGCCTTATCAGCATGGATGAAAATTGTATCTACGGGATCACAAGGTAATCAAGGAGCTGGATCACAGGGTAATCAGGGCTATCAGGGTGATTGTTCTGTGATATATGATGCAGTTGCTACATCCGAAGCTGAATTCGTTTCTGCATTAACATCCAGTACAGTAATTTCAATATATGTTAAATTACCATCAGGGGGCGAATGGACATTAGGCACAGCAGTGCCCTCAGTCACACTTGGATCATCAAAACGAATATATGGTGAAGCATTCTATATGAATGCTGTTACATTGAATTTAAATACATTTACAATTCGATTCCGAAATGACAAAATAGACGTTACGACAGGTGCTACGTCTATTACAGGAACTGGTCAACTATACATAAAGAAAATTAATATTCAAAGTGGTGGTACTATAACTGGACTGGCGGGTACTTCATATTATGAAAATACCACAACACCAGCCAACGTAACAAATTTCACCCAACAATTCTGGGATAATCCCATCAGAACAACTACATCAATAGCAGATGGGCAGGTATTAGCATATAGTGCATCCACCGGAGCATGGACTCCAACAAGTTCAGTTACTGGATCTCAAGGAAACCAAGGTAATCAAGGTAATCAAGGTGCATCAGTTACTGGATCTCAAGGAAACCAAGGTAATCAAGGCAGACAAGGTAATCAAGGTGCATCAGTTACTGGATCACAGGGTAATCAGGGTAATCAGGGTAATCAAGGAACTGGATCTCAAGGTAATCAAGGTGCTCAAGGTGCTCAAGGAACTGGCCCCATTGGAAATGTATCAGGTACTAACGTAGTTACTAGTATTGAAGTTGTTAGTGTAATACCAGATGTTGGTGCTAGAGTTTCGGGTAGATTATATTTCCTAATTGGATGAGTTTATGGCTAATACAAGTAATATAGCAATCAATTCAATATCAGCCATTTCTGATATTGGCATTAATACGGTAAATATGATAGAAGCATATCACTGGAATGGAACCGATTTGAATTTAGTATGGCAAAAAGGTGGATCATCGGATACATGGGTGACATATACAGATGGTTATGTGTTTTTAGCTGAATATACCCCATCAGTTAATATGGAAGTTAGTTCGTTTAAGATGATTCAAAATAAAAATACACCCGTGTATAATTATTTCCATGGTATATATGTAAAATCAACATTAGCACCCGTATCTAATTCAGTTATTGTAGGGATGGAGGGTGTCAGCATAGTTGCCGATGGTACGTATTTGGGGGAAAATAAATATATACACACATCTACATATTCTACGGGTTCATACCCATCATTAACCGCTGGTGTTACATATTATTTTGGATGTGCGGAACGTTATGCTGCATATAAAATATTAAGTGGATCTAATGTGGCTGTTAATGTAGCTGGGTGGTCGATTGGTAATAATCCTATACAAACCCCAGTATCGGTAGCAACCCCAATTTATTTAGAGGTGACAGCCGTATGATTTATCTAGTAAGAAATTCAATGAATTACGTAATTGGCGTATTTGACACAATAGCTTTAGCTAAAACGTATTTATCCAGTATTGGAGTAACTACATATGAAGACTTTTCATATTTAATGAGGATCGAAGATATGACTTATGCAAGTAGAATATGTTATGTAGATGGTATTTGTATATATAACAATAAAAATTTTTGGTTAAATACATCCAATACTATATATGATAATTATGAGTCTCATACGGTAACTGATTTCATGAATAAAATTGTGTATAAAGATCAATTTAAACAAGAAATGAACCGAAATTCAATGAGATTAAATAATATTTATACTACATCGGATGAAGTTAATTATAACATAGACATCGGATTTGAATTTATTACCTTATTTAGAGAAGAATGCGTTAACGCAGATTTGGGATCATTAAATGGATTATCTATTGCATCAAAAACTGCTAATTTAATACCATTAATAATGACTGGTTCATTCAAGGAATCATTAACAGTATTATCTACATATACAACAGATGAATATTTCACAACAGAACGATTATCTAAATATAAAGCAATGATAGCATCGGCTGATGTAATAACATATCAGAGATAGAGGTAGTATTATGAATGCACATATTGTATTAATAATGGGTAGCTTACAATATAAAGGCACTGGAATAATATCATCATTCAATGGACTTGAATTAGTTGAATTAACTAATGATATTAATTATTTAGTTAAATATAATAACAGTGATGAGATGTTTACTATAACAGTACCAAAAGGATTTATCACTGATTTTGGTACTGTTCCTAAATGGGCACAGTGTATGATAAATCCCAAAGGACAAGGTACATTAGCTTATATACTACATGACTGGCTATGTATTACCAATATATATAAAAGAAGTACGACAGATAAATTTCTATACCTCGCTCTTGATTATTGTGGAGTTTCATATAATAAACGAATAATAACTTATATAGCAGTTCGACTTTATTATATAATAACTAATAGAATTTTAGATATTAATATAAAAACTGCATTAGATTCATTAGATGCAAAATTCAAAATAAAAAAGACCGATTAACTCGGTCTTTTCTTTTATATTTTTATTTGTTTATCGTAGTCTTTTTGTGTTATTGGTTTAGATCCAATTGCAGTTGCTGTATTATTTAACGTCCATCCCTGTGTTTTAAATGCGTTTAATATTTTATCAACAGTCATTTCAGTCTTTTCATCAACTTCTTTAGCAACTTCTTCCTTTCCTTTATCATCAAATCGATCATTATAATCATATTCCATACGATTATAATTTCTATGTTCGGGACGACCCGGAGTTCCATACAAAGGATCTTCGGTTACGAATTCATCCTGAATTTTAGCTAATTTTTTAAAATCATGATTATGGAATTGCTTATATGCTCTGTCGGTAAAGTCATCACTTTCCTCACCAACATCACCAATACGTTTCAAATTTCTCTGAACGTCTGAAAAGAAATCTCTATATTCATGCTTAACATTAAAGTTAGCTTGTCCATTTAACATGGTCGAAGGAATGCTACTACTGCTCATATACTAAACCTATTTATTATAAGTTTATATAAATCCCTATTTCATTTTTTCAAGTATAGCAATGTATGCATCCAATGCTTTAATAATAGGGGCTGCTATATTAGTAAGTTTAGGAGCATATTCCTTTTTTGACTCAGGAATCCACGCATTTACATTTCTCAATGATGTTAATGTATTTTTCATATTCATCACAGTCGAATCTATGGGTGCTTTATTAGACGCTGGTTTAGTAGTGTTTAATGGTGCTGGTGCATTAGATGGTCTTCCTTGATTTGGTGCATCGCTGCATACAACATCAGCTAAATTACCTAATTTAGACAATACATCATTAAATTCATTTCTTTTTGCTGGTGCTGCGTCAAAGTTTGGTGTTTTTGGTATATTTAATGCGCTCTGTACTGTTTGTCTAATTTTATTAGTTGCGTCAGCATCAGGCTTTGCCTTATACTTATCCAAATTATTCATATCAACAAATCCCTCAGTTAATGGTTTCATTGGAATTTGAGGACGCTCATATTGTTTTGAGTTTGGCATCATTGGTGTATATGGCATGTCACCAATATCATCATCAGGATTATATTCTTCGGCATCTGGTGGCAACTCAACAAATCTCTGTTGTTGTTCTACTACTGAATCGGGTTGAATGTTATTTAAATCGTTAATATTCATAATTAATACCTTGATAGTTACTCTAGTTTATAATATAGATTTTTATAAATAAAAAAGAACCTTGGTTTTACCCAAGGTTCTTCGTGTAGTTTCTAGTGTTATCTAGATAGCTATACTTATGGTTGATTAGACCTCAGTATCGCCTTCTTGATTGCCGTTAGCGTCAAGACCAACACCACCCAAACCAGCTTCGCCATCGTAAGATGCGCCAGAGGTTTCCCATGGGTATGAGTCGCGGTTAGACGAATCAATACCAAGGATTGCGTAGTTGATGTTCTTGAAGTTAATCAAGCGGTAGAACTGACCAGCACCGAGCAAGTTAGCTACGATTGCGTAACGTGACTTGACGATCAAGCGTGGAGAACCATCTTCCTGACCAGCAGTTTTTGTGAAGATGTATGGAATGTATGGCATAAAGATAATGCCCGATTCACCCTGACGTGGGCCTTTATAGCCAACAAGAGCATAGGACTCTTCTGCGTAGATATCACGGTAAACCTTGATACCACCACCAATCAAAGAACCAGCTTCTGCAACACCGCCAGATGGCTGCATGTTCATTTTTCCGTCCATATAAGCAGTTGGAGTATAGATACCGTTATTAAGGGTAGATATAGCAGCAACAACGTCTGGAGAAGCGATAACCCAGTTACCAGAACCCATACGGGAAGTAACAGCGATCTTCTGAGCAACAGCGATAATCGTGTTAACGATACCACCAGCGATTCTTTCAGCAGCCCAACGACCGTCCATAGCCTTGGAAGTAGTGCTTGCAAGGTCAACTTCAAGTGCAGTTTCGCCACCCAAGCCCTTTGTAGTTGCAGCGAACTTCAAGGATGCAAGAATTTCACGGTCGATTTCCTGTTGGATCTCAAACTGAAGAGCTTCGAGCAATAGAGCCTCAATGTCCTGACCATGAACAGCAGCCAAATCCTGCTGCAATTCAAGAGTATAATGTGACTTGATGGCACGAGTACCAACGATCACAGAACCCTTAATAACCTTAATAGAAGCTCTCTTAATTGTGTTTCCACCAACAGTTGTGCCATCGGTATCAAATGTGTTAAGAGTTGTTCCATTTTCCATATAATTGGAAAGGAATTCACCTTCGGAAGTTGACCATGGAGTTCCATTTCCCGGTTGTTTACCAGTATGGTCGGTATCAAGGTCGAAACCGATTTCTTTCTTCTGACCCTTACGGAAATCAGTAGTTTTTGTGGTGCCTTCGTACAAATAACGAAGTGCGAAATAAATACCCTGTGGAGTCGTGGTAGGAATAACAGCGATGGTGTTCATAGCTAACAACTCTGGGAACTGACGACGAATCAGTGGAAGAGCATATTGCTGATAAACTTCAACATCTGCGGTTACGTTAGCAGATTCTGCAAGGAAACCCTTATTGAGCTTAACTTGGTTTTCCAACAAAGTAGCAAGGACGGATGCCTCATTCTGACTTCTGATTGGAGCACCGATGTTGCTCTCAAGGACTGGTGCCCATTTCTGGACTAGACTTTTCTTCTGTATAGTTTTCATTTTAAGTTACCTCTTGTAACATTGGTTTGGCTAAAATTTCAGCCTTCGAATATTGTTTATACAAGAGGAAAAACTTTTTTTATTTTTTTCGGAAAAACTACATTGAACCGCAAAAAACAGGCTTATATTGCTATGTAATATGCAATATTAGCCGAATTTATTGAATCCAAGCCCTTTATATGTATCAATCATACGTAGGGTGTCGCGAGTATCATTTTCCATTAATTCATCAGTTCCCATCGAAGCAGCTTCAATTAATGTTTCTGTACTAACGTCAGGACTGTGATTTACTTTGTGCTGTTTTAGTCCCTTTCCCAAACTTTCTAACTTAGGTGCTTTAGGAGTTGCAGTACCTGATACCTCGGCATTGATTTCATCCAATGCATCTTTAACTTGATCCAAATTAATTTCACCACTGAATTGATTATCTTCCGTGCTATCAGTAAATAATTCTGAGTGATCACCATCTAAAAAGTTAGCGATGGCATCTTTATCAATTTCTCTAATATCTTTGTTCTTGAAAAATTCTATTGCAGCATCTACGATTTCAGGACGCATTCCCTTTGTTTCGTTCATTATCATAACTAATTTAAGATTATCATTATATAAATCTTTAATCGCTTTACGTTCATCATATGCTTTCTGTAAACGTGTATCTGCTTCTTTCAAATCTTGTTGTAATTTTTTTGTAGCTTCTGTTGTAGGTATACCAGCGTCTTCGAGTAAATTAACCATTTCCTTTATTATCCCATAAAATTTTTTATTAATCATATCAGATGCGTTACCTCTGACGTTTTCAACTAAGACGCTACTAACTTTATTTTCAAATTTATTTGTAAGGTTTTCTACCAACGAATCAAATTTCTTAGAATTTTCCTTTTCTAAGGTATCGATTTTATTATCAATACTTTCATTTATGGATCGTTCTATCTTAGACAATACCGTTGCTGGCATTGCTGATAGTTCAGTGTCATTCAAAAAATCCTTTAATTGTATAGCCATATTGTTACCTTACACCAAAAATTTGTTTTTATAACCAAGCATTGCACTTTCTAACGCAACCCGATCAAATTTATTATATCCAACTTTTAATTGACGATTCATCATGAATTCTATGCGACCACGCTCAACGCTTTCAGTCAATACCTTTAATGAGCTAGGAGCTACATTTTCAAATTTATGACTAATTAATGCTTTATTATCAAATGATGGATTTCCAACCACATCAATAGTAATAAATCTATAATCATCAGCAACTTCGTAGTATCCTCTACTACTTTCAACCACAGATCCAGCTCCGCGAAGTGAATATCCGGGAACATATCCAATTTTCAATAAACCAGCTAAATTATGACCAGCATCTGTTTCTTCTGCCACAATCATCTTACAGAACAATTTATTTCCATTAAAATAAAGCTCTTCAACACGTGCGCAGGTTTTCATTAAATTCATTTCAAATACTGAATAATCCTTTCCTTCACCATCTGCGGTTAATCTAGGATGATTCAATTCAGCAGCTAATCTTCCATAAGGAATCATATCTTTATTTAATCTAGCTACTTCAGCTTCCAAAATTCTCTTTGGATATGATCTGCCGTTAATACCCGGAATATCGCATACTATAGCAGTACCAAAAATTTTCAAAAATTTAGTCTTTTTTCCAGTTATATCAACACCATCTTCTAGGATAACACGAGCATCCTCAAAACATGGAGAACTAATCATATCTTCTTCATACTTCTTATACATGCGTGTCTCCCCTGAAACTTTCAGTAATTATTTGCATTATATCTCTTTCTTTTTCTGGTATAATACTTTCAGACAATTCTCTAACAATACGATCTACTCGCTGATTATCATCAGCAAGCAAACCACTGATTATAGCTTTAATTTGCTTTTTTGTATTATTCATAGTATAAGTTTATAATTTTCAATATTTATTACTGATTAGCTTCCTCGGCTTCACTGTCTTCGGTTTTTATCTGCTCTTTAATTTCAACAATTTCAGAATCGGATAATTTAAGACCCTTGCGAAGAGCATATGCAATAGATATAACACCACCGGGATTGTCATCCGTCTTAACATGTTGCATATATCCATCAAATGCTTCTAAATTCATTTTGGTGACTTCGGCATCAATATAATTCTGGAATGCATTCGCTTTATTAAATTTAATTCCAAAATTTTCTTGTAATTTAATGTCATCTGATATATCATTTTTGGTATTTAATACCATTACAAACAATCGAGTTAATAATATTTCCAGTGACATCTGATATCGTTGCACCATTCTAGCAAACGCAACTTCTGCTACAGTAACCTCACCTATTTTACCACTCGTATAGTTTTCGCCATCACCTGCAAGCGCAGTAACACGTCCCGGTGGAACCTTCATAGCATTTACTAGGTTTCGTTTAAAGTATTTTAAATCTTCTATATTTCCGATATTATCACCACCCTTCAATCTATCAATTGAAGAACCAGCACTCTGACTTGATGTAGATATAAAGAAATGCTCACTTAAACCGACTACACGACCATTATTAGTAATCTCACCTGTCGATGTATTATAATCAACTTTACGAGAGAACAGTTTAGCCTGATCTTTCATAAATTTTTCGGCTTTTGGTTTTGGCATCATACCAGTATCTATCTTAAATACTAATTTCTCACTACCCCATTGTATACGATACATTGTAATAGAATCTTCGATTGTATTTAATTGATTGAATGGTTTGACAGCAGCTTCAAGTGGAGATCTAGGATCATTGATACCACCGGGGCCATACATACCTAAATCAGCATATAATATCTGATTAGGAGAGAAATCAATATAATTTTTACCAGCAGATTTAGAATTAACTGTATAAGTTCCTTCTAACATCTGTCTATATGATATCACAAGGTTATCTTGAACAACTAATATCATATTCTGCGCAGGAAGAAGATTTACACCGACGATTTCGTTTTTCTTCTCACTATACACTACTTCTAGAAAAATTCTACCTTCGATTAACAAGGTACGCATCATCTGCCATCCCTCTTTATCGAAATTAAGTATGCGTTTTAAAACTTCTCGTCTAAAGGTTTTATGTAATTTTACCTGAACAGCATGACCAATTTCAGCATCAGCATCTACTTTAAGAGAACATATCTCACCCAAGTCATCTTTATAAATACCCTCATCACATATTTGATCTAATGCTTCTGATACCTCAGATCTACCAGCAACACGATAATATTTAAGAATGCGTTCTTTATTCTTTTTCCAGTATAAATGTACTTGATTTTCGGCAATTACATCTTGTGCTCGTACTGGATCTACGTTTGGTGAATATACACCAAGAGATGGTGAGAATGCACTAAAGCCATCCGGTGATAACCCATTAGGATATGTTAATTGCTTTTTACCCTGTCCAACGACATTTCTGGATACATCCAGCTCTCGCTCAACTTCATCTCGGTTGAAAATACGATCAAATACTGGGCCTTTCTGGTTAGCTAATCCATAGTCTCTAGCACGAGACAGAATTCGGGTTGCAAGTGTATCTTGCTCTTTTCTTGGTTCTATTAACATATTAATTAGTCCTTAACTCAAATATAAAATAGGTTATTTATATATTGTATACGTCAAGTTTATAATTAATTATATTATTTTCAATCCTCGTTAGGTATTGATTTATTCTTGAATGATCTAAGGTCTATAATAACACCTTCATAACATATACCGAAATCATTAGTTCTTGATTTTTTATAGTATGCATGAAGTTCACTTCTAGTTATATTTTTACTGAATATTCTATGTCCATTCTGCAATGATTCATAAAACATATAAAAATCATTAAATCCCACATTAAATATAGGAATTCCATTATATGTAAAATCCCCATTCTTCATTAATTACTAACTCCTGCTAATCGTTTCCAATTATGATTCTGACTTTCTATTCTATCTTTACTTGTACTGAGAATATTGCCATCCACCACAATTTTAGCTAATTTAACTACAAGTTGAATGCCTTCTTTACTTATTCTATCATACTCGACTAACTTATTTTTATCACAAAAATCTTTTATTTCGTTATATGTTCCAATAGATCGTACATTAAATGTAGTCTCAACCGATGCTAATATATTACCATCAAATTCCACCTCATTCGGTAGTCTATCAAGTCGGATTGCATAAATTAAATAAGTACCTACGGTCAATGCTTTAGATAGATGATCGCAATAATTCATCTCATCTCCATTGAGTTCTACATACGAATCATCGCCATGATATAAATTTTCAGGTAAATAGCTTTTATCATGAACCGTACTTATAATCTTATCAAATGAATCCTTTACTTTATGTAAATTAGTACCACTCTTCATATTTATAATGAATAATGGATCTATAAATTTCGTATACTCAAAATTAGATAATAATATTTTTAATTCATTGGTTCCTATTCTACTCTTCACTAACATCATAAATTGATCAAGCATAGTAAATGCCCATTTATCATTTTTATCTGGTTCTGCTATTTTATTTCCTAATGAATCAATTATATCTGCATTACATGCATCAGTTTCAGATACATCTTCAAACAAACGTTTCATTAAATATACGAACGCTTTATTATCATATTCACTTTTAGTTTTTTTATATTGTTCAGCCATTATATTACCTTACAGTAGTTTATACAATCCGATTTATGCTTGATCACTCTTACCAGACGCATTATTAACTGCATCATTATGATCTTTTAATATTGGATTTGTCCATGTACTCGATTTCTTTAAATTTGTATTCAACATAACAAAGGATACAGTAGGAGGTGCATTATTCTTGAATGATGCATTTGCAAATCCTGTAGGAGCCTTCTCATTTTGCCATACTTCAATGTGGTATGCTGGATCACTTCCCGGCCCTTTTGGACTTGGCCCTAAGAACGCCTTTAATATTCCATCAGCCTTTGCTTGAAGTAATACAGTTCTGAGACTTTCGCTCTTATTCGTAGGTGATAATCGTGATGGACTTATATCAACAGCTTGTATAATAGTAGGATCTGCTGAATGTTTAGATATAGATTGAGGAGGTGATTTTTTAATAGCCTCTATCATATCACCCTTTACTTTACTTATCTGTGATGGATCTGTAAATGGTTCATTACTTTTTAAACCATATGTTGATTTAGCTTCATCATATATAGCAACAATAGCTTTACCAGCAGGTGCATATGATACTCGTTTATTACTTTGTAAATTATTAAACATAGTAGCAGCCTGTACATCAGCAGGACGATATAAGCTAGTAACAATTACCTCAGTAACACCAGCCGATCCACATAATGATTTAATTACATTTGCAGTTAATTCACTTAATTGTTCTGATTTTACCCCTGATCCGAATTTTATTGTGACTGAACCCTCTTCTGGTGTTGCCAATGCTCCACTATCAGCAGTACCACCAGCAACACCTTCATTTGGATATCTTAATATTGTAGCACCCATGATTTTATCAAAATTTCTATTTTTTAATTCAGATTGACCATGAAATACATCTAACTTGGATATAGAAGCACCGTATTCAACTGAAGGTTTTCCTAATCCTTTATATATAAGATTTGCCTCGGATACTCTTCGTTTACGCATTCTTATATCAGTTTCCGTTGAATTTGTACTGTATGTTAGTCGTAGTAAAATATCAGCTATCCATGTAAAATACTGATTAGCAATTGTACTATTCTTAGGAAGTCCTTTTGATGCCACCATTGGGCCAGTCGTTGTTACAGTAACTGCCTTTCCTGTTGAATCTATTGTTTGATCAAACCCAGAAATACCATACATATTGACACTATATTGATAACCAGTTAAATAATAAATACCCATAGTAACACAATAACTAATAAATCCAGCCTCAGAACTCTTACTAGGATCGATTGATAATCCATTAGTCCATAAAAAACTACACACAGCAGTTTTTACATATTCTGGACATGAATTATGTGTTAATGCACCCCAATGAGAATGTGCCCAATTTTGTCTATTATTAATCACATCCCATAAAGTTGATTGCACGTACTTAAAAAATGAGGCTTGTATCTGAGCATCAGTAATAGTGAATCCGCTATATTTACTATCAGCAGCAATCTGATTTTCATTCATAGTGGCTGCTGCTTTTACAATAGCGAATTGTTCCGCTGTCAATCCACCCTTAACATCACCTAGAGGTGTTAAATTTTTATCTACTGTATTAACAGCAAATACATTTTTTATAAATAAGTCTCGTCGAGCACCACCTTGATCTAATACTATATTAGCACCCAATCTAGTTTTACCATCTCCGGTAAAATAAAACTTGTTACTCTTTATATTCTCTTGTTGATATAAAAAATCCCAATTTGGTTGAAAAAATCCTGCTTTGAATGTATTTGCGATACTAACAGGCAATCCATCCAATCCGATTGCTATAGGTGGAATTAAATCAGCATTAAATGGACTAGATCCCATAACTGATGTGGTCTGTGCTTCTGCCATTTGTCTTGATGCATTAATTCCTTGTAATGGCGCAAGTGGCCCTTGACCTATAGCAGACAATCCTGCTCCTACTGCATTTAATTGAGCTGCATTTGCACTTCCTCTTATATCTAATGTATCAACTATAGCTTGCATATCATTAGTAATAATGCCATTATCACCATCCGCTAAAAAATATGAAAACATATCAGCAATTGCAGTTGATAATTGACTCATACGTGTTTGATTTTCAACAGGAACTTGCTCCCGTTGCTCTTTAGTAAGACCATTATTTTGGTCATTTACGTCATAAAAACCATAACTATTTAATATTGAATAAAATTTACCCTCACGACCCTTTGCTGAATCGTAAGTTCGAGTAATGGCTGTACCCATTCTACCGGAATAATGTGAATTTGTTGGCATAGAGCTAAAATACCTTATTTATAAACATTTAACATGCTATTATTAAATATGTTTATCATATTACTGGTTATTTTTATATAAAAAATTAAAATAAAAATGGAATTTTATAAACTATTTGAAAACACTGTAACAGGTTTAACGAGGAACTTCAAATGAAGACCAATAAAAAAGAAAATACAACTATGTCTGCTCTTCAATTCATGAGAGAATTCGAGAACACCCAAAAAATCATGGAATCTATTGCGGATAATACCGTAGTTCAGCAGAAAGCTCTTATGGAAGCTGCATTTGCTGGCGAAGATTATACCGATGATGAAGGTGTGTTTGATATGAATTCTATGCTTGATGTTGATGTAAGCGATAAACCAGAAAATCAACCACGCTATTATAATTCACCAGTAGATCCTCTATCAGACTCTGATAAAGCTCTTATTGTAGATGAATTTGCTAAGAAATTAGCTACAATGCAAAATGATATCATTGACTTCTCCGAAGTTGGCCCAATTGCCACTGTTATTCAGAATCAATTCGGATTCAAACAGGATGTCGAAAAATTCCTACAAGATACAATTCAGAAAACTTCCGATTGGATGCGCAACCAGAACAATACTCAAGCTAACACCAATGGTGTTGCTGAGCAGACTGATGGTGGCCCTGCCGATTTGAAGCCAGAAACCACTAGTGGCCCAGAAGGTACTGAAGGTGGAATCGATGGAATGGGAGAAATGGGAGTCGAAGGAATTCCTGCAATGACCGAAGTTCCTGCAATAACTGATACAGTCGCTGATGCGTCTGCTATCGTTCCACCAGAACCAGCTATGGGTGACATGGTTCCTCCAATGGGTGATGATCAAGGAATTGAAGGTGCTGAGATGCCTCCTATGGGTGGTGAAGATATGCCTCCAATGGGTGATGATCAAGGAATTGAAGGTGTTGAAGGCGGTGAAGGTGAAGAGATTCCTCCTATGGGTGATGAAGCTCCAGCTATTCCAGATGAAACCGATGAAGCAACCGAAACACCAGCAGAAGAAACCGCTGAACATGCTACTGGAGAAGAAGCACCAGACGAAGCTCCAGAAACCGAGAAACCAGAAGCAAAGGAAGAACCAGAAACTGATGATGATGATGATGATGAAGATGATAAACTTCTAGAATCTATCAGAAGTGATTATAAGAATGCATCTGTAAAAACTCAACTAGAATCAGTTAAACAAACTTTAATTGACAACACACCTAGTATTGATGCAGTTAAAGCTCAATTAGAATCTATTTCTTCTAATTTCCATGCAACTGAAAATGCAAAATTGGAAGCCGTAAAACAGGAACGTTATGTTACTGCTCGTTTAGAATCAATTGCATCGAATTTCAAAAATGCAGAGAAAGCAAAATTAGAAGCAATCGAACATGCAAAAACTGTTGACGCTAGATTACAACAACTACTTGAATCACATCAAGCAAAGTCAGTTGATGGAAAATCTAATTTAACTGCTAGATTAGAAGCTAAAGATAAAATTGAAAAGTTATCTAAGTAATTAATTCAATGATATATACAAAGGCGAGAGAAATCTCGCCTTTTTATTTTATACGCATCGATTCAGTTTTTATTAAATGCTGAATTCCACTACTAGCGTTTAAGTTAACATAAGATGGATCTGTGACATTCAATGATATCCATCTATCAGCCATAGCATAAAAACTATCACGTGTACCAATTATATCAGTTAATGCATCATGTAAGTTTCCACTTGGTTTTATATCAAGTGCTTCCATTATAGTACCTAATTTAACATTTGGTACATTTAATTTACCTGATTTTTTTAAAGGACGTGTCATATCCATCAAATCATATGATATCTTGGTACTAAAATAATATTCCAAATCCACTTCGTTAGCGTTTTTATGTTTTTGCCAAAATGATGATAAAAATCTCTTATCAAATGGAACATTCTGTCCAGCAAATATAAATCTAGGTTGACCCTTTACAACATGCGAATCTAATATATTTTTTAATCCAATGAATGCTTCTCTGGGAGGTGGAAATGTTTTCAATTCCTCTACGGTCTTTCCAGTCACTTTTAACGCATCTTTACTAATGGCCCAAAAATTAACAGGAGAACATATAAAATTAAAAGACTCTAATATTTCGCGATTTTCAGTGACTAATCCAGCAATCTGAATTATATCCTGACGCTTATCGTCGAATCCTGTTGTTTCGGTATCAATAAATATTACTTTCATAAAATAAATATAGCATTATTTAAACCATTGGACTAAAAAATTATGTAATAATCTATATTAATTACATCAAAGGATGTTGAGTAACATCCGTTTATTATGAAGGTATATATGTATTTAGATTACGAAAAGAAAGAAATTATAACCAGAATATTCACAAGTCCTGATATAGCTATAATTAAAATAAATAATAAATCAAAACCAAAAACTTGGGGACAAGCTAAATACTGGTTTGACAAAGCATCAAATAATTTAAATCTAGATCCTGATTACTATAAAACAATCGGTTGGGATGAATGGAATGATTTCATGGAAGGTGATAGACCAGATGATGAAATCTGGCTATTTAAGTTAGAACCAAATAACAACTTCGTTCCATATTCAGAAGGATTCTTCCGTGTCAGAAATGATGAACCAGTTAATTATCTGAATCTAAGTGAAATTGATAATTGACCTAGCTGGGATCGAACCAGCGTACTTCGGGTCAGAGCCGAATGCACTACCTCTATGCTATAGGTCATCATTATATTGTCCATGTAGGAGTCGAACCTACAGTATCCTTTCGGATGCCAGATTCAAAATCTGGTGAGCTACCATTACTCTAATGGACATCATATTGTCCGTGCTGGACTCGAACCAGCATCCTTGTGCTTCAAAGGCACCTGCTCCACCAATTGAGCTAACGGACATCAAATTTATTTATCACATTTAGAACACTTAATTTCATTATTATAAGTGAAATATAATAATGAACCACATCTATCACACATCTTTACATAATACATATACACCTCTATATACGAAAAGAACTCTTGCTTCTGCAAGAGTCCCTAATTTATTTGACATAGCAACATCAATCAGGTGGTCTAGCAGAGCTATCCATTACTTGTTGTTGCTGTTGTTGATTTGTCTTCATATTACTAATATAGTTCTTTTTTAGTGTTTTGTCAATACTTTTTTATATTTTTTAGTGATCCCACAGGAAATCGAATCCTGCTCCACGGATTAAAAGTCCGTTGCTTAACCTTCCAAGCTCTGAGATCATATAGTGGTTCCACAGGGATTCGAACCCTGTTCCATCGGTTAAGAGCCGATTGCATCTCCTATTATGCTTTGGAACCTTAGTGGAACTGGTGGGACTTGAACCCACGACCCATCGCTTAAAAGGCGATTGCTCTAAACCAACTGAGCTACAATTCCATATGGGTGTGGAGAGATTTGAACTCTCGACTCGCTGATTAAAAGTCAGCTACTCTACCACTGAGTTACACACCCTAAAAAATAAAAAACCTCACAACAACTGTTGCGAGGTTCAGTGAAAATCATATAATATGATGTTACACAACAACCTCGCTTGGTTGCTTTTTCTGTTTATTTTGTTTACTAATCATCTGCATAATCTTATCCTATTAAAAACATTCATTTAGTGGTTGCACGGGTATCGAACCCGATCTCCAGATTTTCAGTCTAGCGCATCTACCATATATGCTATCACAACCATAGTGGTCAGGATCGGAGTTGAACCGATGACGCAAGCATTTTCAGTGCTTCGCTCTACCTACTGAGCTACCTGACCATATAAAAAAGTCACTTTCATCAGTATTTTCACTAAATCGAGATAATCCCATTTTTCTATCCTCAAGTAAACTAAGCTACCACTATGCATCTAACTTATAGGTCTAGATACTTGACCTTTATGGATCAGGCAGGATTCGAACCTGCAATGCCCGAAGGCGGGTGGGTTACAGCCACCTGAACAACCAATTGTTCAACTGATCCTTATAGTGGATGTGGTAGGATTTGAACCTACTTCCCCTGCATTATGAGAGCAGTGCTCGACCAATTGAGCTTCACATCCATAGTGGGTTAGGTAGGGGTCGAACCTACAGTGCCCGAAGGCGGGGGATTTACAGTCCCCGGAGCAACCATTGCTCAACTAACCCAAATTACATAACAAAAACCCACTTCTTTTGGAAGTGGGCTTTATAACTTTTGCCATACGCATTTTACGTATATAAGTTATCGCATCACACTTCCTTTCGGAGTTGTTTTTATAAATCGATAATACTTATATATGCGTTTCATGTTCATACCTTATAATATAGTTCTTTTTAAGACACTTTGATAAACTTTTTTAGAGAAATACTACTTTTCTTTCTCTATGTATACAATATAGGAAAAAATTCAATGAATGTCAATGAAAAAGTACAATTTATTCACTTTCCGGTGGATTGTACTTAATATACTCAGCATATTCATCCATAATTCGCTTATTTTCCGCTTTTTGCCACTTATCGGCCTCATCCAACTGTTTTTTAGTTCCTATTGGTTTTGGTGGTTTACGATTCATATCCTTTTCTGAGTCTCTTATATCACTTGCATTCATTTTCAACCTCATTAAATAGTCATCTGGATATTCTTCTAATTGCCATTTACTAACACCAGTTACTTTTTTAAGAAATTCTTTTTTATTATTGTCATTCATTGCCTTAAACATAGAAATGATTGAGAATATTGTTTTATCTCTATAACTCATATCATCTGAATTCAACTTTGATTTTGTGGTAGGTGGATACCATCCCTGTCCTTCTATGATTCCAGCACCCTCTTCCATTTTTCGTAACCTATCATAATAATCAGGAATTTCAGCTTCATGATCCTTTGCGATTTCATACGCTATCTCTGGATTATTAGTATGTTCAGACTCTACATCTACGCCCATATCCAATTGATCCTCTATATCCTCTACAGGAAGTCCATGTTTCTTTGCTATGTCTTCTGGTGTCATTCCATCAGCTCTGCCACCAATAAGATGCTCAGCAGCTTCGAATCGACCTTTGGGTTTACTATAATGTTCATTCATGACTGTCTTTGTCAATCCTGCATCACGTAACATTAATTCACCGCGACATTTACCATATGATCCAAGTCTGGTTAAGTCACCACCCATCAATTCCATACTACCCATTAAATCAAATACACCAGAAATAAATTCATTCTCCCATAATTGTTCCATTTGCTCTGATGTTAAATAACGAGGACTTCTACTATTACCTCTGACATCAGCTTCATGTGTTAATATAGCTTGACAATACAATTTGAATGGAATCCCAAGCAATCGTTCAAATTCTTTTTGTGTAATTCCATCTACTCTATCGCTAATTAACCACAAATCTTCGGGATCACTATCATATACTTTAGCAGCAACACCAGACTGTTGAACATATCCATCAGCCTCAGTTCCATTCTGAGCAATTCCTTTAGCATTTTTTGCCAATTTTAATACTTTATCATTACCTAAATCAAATGTTGTACGAGAACTTCCTGTACCCAATTGAGATAATTTTGATTTAGCATATTTAACTCTTGCAGCAAAACTAGGTAATTGTTTAAATGTTTTTACATCAAATGGCATATCTTGAATAGATGTATCTAATCCTTCCAATATGCAAGTTATTAATGAATCATCAGCATTACCTCTAAATGATTCAATGAAAATACGTAATGCGTTATATGATTCTGTCATTGGTCTTACCATTGAGTTTGATATAGTGAAATCTTTATGTCGGCCTTTATTTGGTTTAAATCCTAACCCTTTATAAAATTTTAGTAGTTTACCTTTTTTGCCACCAAAATCAGTTGATGGTGATAGTGATACTTGTTTCTTTACACTATTTGCGTATTGAATTATATCATTCATAATATTAGTCCCTATTCCTGAATTTCGTAATTCAGGATTGACTACTATTTTAGATACTTCTACACTATTACGTCCATCCCAGACAAATAAGTCAGCGACATCTTTATATTTATCTTTGATTTGATCTAATGTCATATTAGCTCTCATCATATTCAATTATAATATTTGGTGTCGCTTGTCCAACTGTTGAGCTTCCTGTAACTTTAAGTTGTAAATACACATAATCAGTTTCACCAGCAGACATAGGATTATTTATACCAGCCCCAACAGTTTTTATATTATAGTTTCCTACCAATCCAGTTCTTGTATTTGTAACTTGGTTTCCATAACAAGTATTTCTCACTGATTGATATCCTAAAATTTTATAACCAGCTTCCTTTACTGCTATTGGATCAATAGTAACAATTTCATTAACAGTCCCACCATTTTCCACTGTAATTCCGTAAATTACCATGTGATATTCATTGTTTGCGATCACATCATCTTTATTATCTAGGAATCGTATAGGATCTGTATCGCCATTAATATTAATAAATCTATATATTCGATTTTCTAAAAAATTAAGGACAGGACTTTTTGTTCCATTCAGATAGAATGCTTTGGTTCCTGCTTGTGTTTCTCTGACTTCCACTGTATATTCTTCGGTAGTCGCTGGAGTCGTAGATAGATCTATCCATGTTATAGTATATCCGATTTCTGTTTTTATTACATCACCATACTTAAATCCATTAGGATATGCAGTCAATAAAGCACTAGATGCCGTTAATGTAACTACTCGTTCACCGGATACCGTAGTAACGACAATATCAGAACTTGATATAGGCAAATTAGTAGCAGGATCTAAAATAGTAAATACAATAGCACCATTAGTTTTATCTATAAATTGATACGTACTACCTTGAACAATTGGAACATCTATCTGTCTGTCTTCATTTAGATAAATTAGATTTCCCGTTCCGATATCATGCATACTTATGTTATAATTAATTACAGCTAACCGTTCATCAACATATTGACCGTAATTATTATTTACAGTTAATAAAAATGGACTTTCTTTAGTATAATTCCAAATACTATTAGTAGCTATCATAGATACAGTATTTGTTGGTTTTGTATAAGATACTGAATTTCCTATATATAAAGTTGGAATGTTTAAATCAGCAGGAGCTTCGGTTTCTGGATATATTCTAATATGACTCAACTGATTAGATGGTGGAGTTTTTAGAACTAACTTAAATACAGATTCAAATGAATAGGCTATAGCATCTGGATCATCCGGTCTATACACGCAATATGTATTGGCATCAGATTTATCATCGCTTGGTACAACAACACCGGGATTCGGCATTTGTTGATATACAGCAGGAACAGCAGCATCGATTCTTTTTATACCAATGCTGGTTACAGGAGTTCCGAATGTTCCGTCTTTACCTGTATACTTATAAATGTTAAAAGTTGCACTCATTGATAATACTCCAAATTTTACATATCCAAATCAGTCATTATGAATGGTGTAGCGGATTCCAGTCTGATTTCTTTCTTTAATTCTTTAAAAGTTGTTGTGGCATCATCTAATAATTTTTGCCCATTAACTTTACCACCACCCGGAAATGTATAATCATCTCTACTTAAAATCTTACCCCATAACATTTCCGTTTTAGCAACAACCATTTCACGAAATAATGGATTTGCGAATACTTCCGAAATTGCTGATTTTCTATAAATTCTACACATAGCAACTCTATCAGCTCTAGGAGTTGGAATTATTCTTAATTTATGTGCCTGTGGGTGAAATCTAACCTGATATTGAACACCAACCAATTTTTGGACATCTGCTAGGTATCTCATTGCACCTGCGTATGTCACAAGGTCGAATTGCGACCATCCAGTGGTTGCTACAAGTGATTCTCCAGCACCAACATCAAATGCAGTCCATGGTGTGAATCCGTTACCAAATGATGGAGCTACGTCAATCACATCTGTAACTTCGGCAGGTACATCATATTCAATGATACCAGCTTTTAATCTAAGAACCATCCAATCATGAAAACTTGCTTCATCTTGGTTTTCTCTATAAAACCAATCAAGACAGTCATTAATAGCCAAATGAATATGACCAAGACCATTTTTTTCTTCTAATTCTAATTCGATTTCAAGTACAGGAGAGCCTAACGCAGCTTTGACATATTCAACCATGTCATCTCGTGTAATGTAACTATACATTGCCATATTATTATCCTATTTTATTATAGTTTATAATATGTCCCTAACGCTAGGCATTCTG